GGTCTTTCCCAAATGGCGCAACAGCTTCTCCCAGCCGTCAGGGCATGGACTTGCTGCGCGAATCTTCGCTAGCGTTGTTTTCATTTTGTTCCTTTCGGGTAGGGGTCAGTGTCGTCACGACCCCATCCAAGATGTTGAAACAGCCCCAGTCTGCGCGTTGCGCCTGGGTGCTGTGCGATCATTGTACTCCCGATGTGCAACAGGAAACGCAAAAGTCACGGCGATGGCGTCAGCGGCATCTGGTGAGGCCAGACCACGGGCTTTCATCTCCTTCTTGCCCTCCAGGAAGATGGTGCCCGCAGAGTTGGGCTTCTTCATCGGCCCGACCAGATCGGCCCTGAGGAGCCTGTCCTGCGGCAAACTGGCCGACTTGATCCAATCGCGCATAGCCCCCCAAATCTCGGCCCTCTTGTTACCCCACATTACAGGGTTTTTGGCTTTCCACCCGAAGTTGACCCCGCGCACTTTGTACTTCTGCTCGGTCAGCCTATCAAGGACGCCATACCCGAGCCCACCCTCGTCGATCACGGTGAGCGCCGGTCGATATTCCTCGATGGCGTCGATCACATGGCCCACGGTAGTCATGGTGTCGTCGCCACGAAACCGCTTGATGGACACAATGTCACGCCCACGGCGCACGGCGATCACGGTGCTGTCCATGCCACCCCGTGCCGGGTCCACACCGATCACGACGGGCGCGGTCATGTCCTTGTACTGGGGTCGTTTCATGGCGTCATCGACGAGGTGGGGCGCAATGAACTGGTCTTGACCGCTCTTAGGGAAATCTCCATAGACCTCGACCCGTGCTTCGTCGGAGTCCTCGCCGTACTCCTCGATGATCTGCTGGTAAATGGTCTTGTCGGTGCCCTCGACGGTGCGAGCGTCGATCTTCTCAGACTCCCAGAAGTCGCGCTTATTGCCGTCCACTGCCTCGTAGAAATATCCAGTGTTGCGCCGACCGTTGCTGAACGCGAACCAGTATCGGTCGAGGATGTTCTCGGTGAAGAACCCCGCAGCCACGGACCAGATGCTGTCTGGGATACCCGACGCTTCGTCGAAGATCACCATCATGCCGTCCATGTTGTGCACACCGGCATAGGCGTCGGGGTTCTCCTCGCTCCATAGCTTACCCTCGGCACCCCAGTAGCGGGTGCCTTTACGCAGGTCACGCTCAACCAACTCGGTCAGCCACTGCGCAGGGTTCAGGCTCGTGGCCGTCGGCTCCCACCAGTGAGCATTGATAGCCATCGTGACCCACTTGGTGAGTTCACCCCACGTCACCTTGCGCAACTGGTTCTCGCTGTTGGCCGACACGATGACGCTTGACCCAATCCGAGTGGTCAGCATCCACAGGATCAGCCACGACACGAGTGCTGACTTGCCGACACCACGACCCGATGACACGGCCCGCCTGAGCGCGTCGATCAGGTCGCCCTCGGTCAGCTTACCCCGGTTCTCTTTGATGAAGTCCCGTATCCTGCGCAGCGTTCTCCTCTGCCAAGCCCGAGGCGCCTTGAAGTGTTCGAGTGGGGTGTTCTTCTGCCCCCAAGGAAACGCAAAGAGCACAAACGACTCTGGGTCATCCTTGATGTTAGGACTCCAAAGCTGCGTCATGAGCATCTGCTCCTCTTCGGGGCTGTATCTCATTTTTTGCATCAGCCGTTCTCCAGTCTCGGGGTCACGTCAACCACCTCCGCATCGATTACCCGTGCCTGAGCCTGCGCCAGCGCCTCAGTAATCGAGATCGTCCCACCTAACTCGATCTGCTTAGTTTCCCCGTACCGCTTGCGGTTGTGGGCGCCCATGAGCCACTTGCGCGTGTCGATGCGCAGCTTGTCCCGGTTCACCGTGTCGTTGCTGGCCGGGTCAATGGCGCCCACGCCATCGGCAATCTCAAGAATCTCCCCGGCCAGGAACTCGGTGCGCATCTCCTGCGCTTCTTTGAACCGTTCGTGGCGTTGGGGGTCGCGTTTGACCCAGCGCAGGAAATCCTCATAGGACACGACCCGATGGTCGTCTTCGATCAAGGACTGAAGGGAGCGGCCACGATAGATATCCTCGATGACGCGCTCGAAGATTTGCTCGTATTCGAGATGGCGCAACTCACGCGCTGACTTGGAGGTACGCGGGGGCTTGGGGTCTGGGCACGACAGCCAGTTTGGTAATGGGGATTCACCGGTGACAACCGTGCCTAGGGAATAAGTGTTGCCCTGTTCCATAGTGCTGTGATGGTATCACGATCTATGAATTTGTGGAACGGGGGATAACGGAACCCGTTGGGTTTTTAGTTTTTGAAAAATTTTCACGGGGTCTGTGGTGCCTGCGTAGACGAAACCATGACCCTCTCGGCCCTCCCCCTCCCCCTCCCCCTCCCGGCACCCCGGGCACCAGCGGGTCAAGACGCCCCACCCCTAGGCATCCTAGCCCAGGGCCCCAATGGGTCAATGCACCCTTGGCATCCTAGCCCAGGGCCCCAGTGGGTCAAGACGCCCCAAAGACCCGCTGGGTCGGGGTGTCGCGGGGGGCTTTGGCGCGGTGAATCGGGCTGTTGGTCAATGCACCCGCTGGGTCAAGAATCGGTCGAAAAGCAGGGAAAAAGGCGGACCCAGTGGGGCAAAAAAGGGGGCGGTGACAAAAGGCCCTTTCGCGCCCAGGAGACATCTGGTAAAGTACTTTTCGAAAGGGTCTTTTTTTCTGGGTTTTCAGGATCCGACCCCCCGGACCAAAAGGGCCGGCTGTCACCGGGTCATCGACTCATCACCCAGTGGGGAGCCCAGCATCTTTTTTTTTCACTGCCCTATTGACATGCTGACCCAATGGGGTAAAGTGCAGACATCGCAACACAGGACGCCCCGCAAGGGGCAGGAGATAGAGATGACCACAATCGAACTTGATGACGCCCTCTGCGCACTGAGCGCAGAGGCCCAAGCATCCTTCGCGGCTTGGGTAGTGGCCTGCACCCCCGCGCTGGCGGAGCGTGCCCAAGCGGCGATGGCCGCTAAATCGACCCTCGTTCGGGGGGTTCGGGTCGTAAGCCTCTCCCACGAGGCGGCGCTGCTTGCCACCAGGGCGGCCCCCCTGGAGGGGTTTGAGGCGGCGTACACCGCTGCCCGGGCGTCCCACGCCGAATGGGTCGCCTGATCCGCACCGCCCTCGTCGAGGGCCGCGTGGTGCAGTGGGTCGAATTCGACGCAGCCCTACCGCTGCGCCAGTGGAAAGAGCAGCGCAGCGGCACCCGCCCGGTGCTGGCCAGCACCGAAGCCGTGGCCAATTCGGGCTACGGGAATGATTTTTTGATTAAGGATTGAGACATGACCACCATCGCCACCGCCGCCGCCCACGCCGCCATCAAAGACGACGGCGCCACCACGGCGGCCATCGTGGCCGCGTCCCCGAAGCTGTCGGCGGGGCGGCTGACGCCTCGCCCCGAGGCAGCATCTGCCTTGATGGCAGAGGCCCAAGAATGGGCCAAAGTCGTCGGCAAGCCGGTTGACGACGGCGCCGCCGAGGTGGCCGACTGGCTGGCCCGGGTCGGCGCCGATCGTCCGACCCTTGGGCTTCTGGTGGGCCGTGGCGCCCACATCCAAGACGGGCAGCCGGACGACCGGCTTCCCGGCTGGCGGCTGCGGTACGTCATGTACCGCAATGAGGACTGGGGGTCCCCCTCATGCGCCTACCGAGAGTGGCTCACTGAGCCGGGCTCTACCGCCGTCGTCGCCCCGGATGGGGAGGTGTACGCTTGCCCGTCCGATTGGGACTGGGCCAAATTTTCGGACGCCATTTGGGCAGCCACCGAGGCCGCCTACTGGTCAGCCGCCCGCGAGGCCTGGTCAGCCACCGAGGCGGCTAAGGCCTCGCGGCGCGAGGCGGCGGTGGCCCGCATCAATGCGGCCCTCGTCACCCTTGAGGCCGAGGGCTGGGAGGTCCACGCCGACTCCCGCCGCCTCGTCATACGTAAAGGCGCGGTGGCGTCCGCCCTGAGCCACACCCGGCACCTGACCGGGCAAGGCGCCCTCGCTCATCGGGCCCTCGCCTTGTGCGACGAGTGGCCCGACGAAGACGGGCTTTTGGACGCGATCGCTGAGATCATCGGTATCGACTGAGAGCGCCCCCACTGCGCCTGACGGGCGCAGTGTGATGCACTTTCGCATCTTTTACGCCCCGAAAGGGGCAGGAATAAGACCATGACCACCATCATCAATCTGACCCCGCACGCCCTCACCATCGAGGGCGTCGGCACCATCGAGCCCTCGGGCACGGTGGCCCGCGTTGCCACCGTGCGGATCGCATCCGCGCCGGTGGGCGGCATCCGCATCACCGCCCAATCGCTGGGCGACGTGGTGGGACTCCCCGCCCCCGCCGACGACACGATTTACATCGTGTCCGGCATGGTCCTTGAGGCCGTGCGCGGCCTGCGCCGTGGCGCCTACGTTTTCGCGCCAGACACCGGCGCGGATGCGATCCGCGACGGGCGGGGGCAGATCGTGGCCGTGCGCGGCTTGGTCTGCTGACCCATTTTTTTACGCCCAGCGATGGGCAGGAATAAGACCATGATCACCATCGAATTCACTTCCGCCACCTGGCAATTCCCCGGCGCCGTCCGAGTAGGCGAGTACGTCGCCTGGTGGGTGTCGGATGATCGCCAGTCATCCCTGCCGATGGCATTCGGCAGCCACCCAACCGCCGCCGAGGCGGTGGCCGATGCCGAGGCCGGGGGGCGCCTGCCCGACGTGGCCCTTAAGGGTGGCACCTACGAGGCAGCCCTCGTCGTCGCCGACGAAGACGCAGAAGACGCCTGAGAGCGCCCCCACTGCGCCTGACGGGCGCAGTGAGATGCGCTTTCGCATCTTTTACGCCCCGAAAGGGGCAGGAATAAGACCATGATCACCATCGAAACCCGCCTTTTTTGCAAGGCCTTGAAGTTCGCTTCTGCGTGCGCCGCGAGAAAGGACATCCGCTTCTATTTGCTCGGCGTTCGAGTCGAGGCGGTGGGCGACACGCTGACCCTTTGCGGTACTGACGGCCCACGCCTCGCAGTGTGCTCACTGCGTATTGACAGCGATTCGATGACCGACCTATCGCTGACGATAGGCAACGACGACGTGAAGCGAATCCTGTCCGCGTTCGGCAAAGACAAAGGCCAAATCGTACTGAGGTCAGAACATCAAGCGGACCAGGTGCCTACCTTGATAGTCGAGGCCGGGGGCGTGATCCTGCGGATTAAGGCGTTGGGCGGGGTGTTTCCGGACTACCGCCGTGTGATTCCCCCGACCGATCGAAAGCAGGGGGGTATGCCCAGCATCGATGCTCTTCTCATGGCAGAAGCCTGCACGGCGCTAGAGCCGCTTGCGGGCAAGCTCAAAAACACTTGCCCGCTCCAATTTGATTCGACCGGTGGCCCCGCAGATTTTGTCGTCGTGCGGCCCGCGACCATCGACGACACCCGAGTGGCTGAATTGCTGGTTGTCATTGCGCCGATTCGTGTCTGAGAGCACCCCCGCAGCGCCCAGGCGGGTGCTGCGAGATGCGCTTTCGCATTTTTATACGTCCCCGAAAGGGGCAGGAGATACACCATGAGCACGACCATCGCCCTTGCCCATCTTGGCAAGGGC